TAACTAATACACAATTCCAAGATACCAGCTTGACAAAAGGCTCTGTATTATTCGCAACTACAGACGGAGTAATATCACAAAATAACGGACAGCTATTTTGGGATGCTACAAACTTAAGATTCGGGTTCGGTCCGATGAATGCTGATTTAAATTATGGTAATGGAAAACTTGTTGTATCTGGTATTAAAAATGATGGTGGAACCGCATATGGTGGAGCACCAACCAAGCAATTATGGATTAACGATTTAAACCCACCCACAGTAGATGATAGAGGCGGAGCTATTACGTTCGGAGCAGTATATAGAGAGTCAAGGTTAACAAGTATAGCAGCAATAGAATCAAGGGTTAGAGCTGGTGACCCTACATACGATGGTAGTTTAGCCTTTATGACAAGAACGCAAGCATCTGGAACAACATCTAAAATGTTTATTACGCCTACTGGTAAAGTCTTGATAGGTCTTGGGGATGACCCTGACGAAGCTCTCGATATAAGTAACGGTGGCAAGCTTACACTCCACTCAGCAGGAGATGATAAGTCTCTGGATTTGTTCCATGACGATACCGATGCTTGTACTGAATGGGGACCTACTGGTAATTATTGGCTTAGGAAGAAAGGAACAACTGGGGCTGCAATAGTGAATGTTGTCGGATACGATTCTGGAGGTGGTGCTGATTGGGCGTCGTATGGTGAAATTAAGGTTTACTATAGAGGAGATCTAGATGGTAACGTCTCCCTCCTAGCTTACGGAGGAGAAGGATACTTACATTGTGAGGGTGGAGCGACGAATTTAAACCTCCAGACTTATGCTGCTGGAGATATCGGCTGCTTTAGTGGAACAGATGTAGCAGATGCAGCACCGAGTAAAAGTTTCATCCTCAACAGAAAAGCAGCTGAAGGTGACAGTACTTTCACTATGTATATCGATGAAGCTTCAGTAGCTATTATATCGGCGAGTAGTAGTCATGTAAAGATAGATAGTAAACTACAAACAACTGAAGGTCGTATCGTAGGCACTAATAGGTATACAACAACCCAGACTTTAGACGCTGATGACCATGCTGTTTTTGCAGACACAGATGGCGGGGCTTGGACAGTAACCTTACCAGCAGGTGTAGACGGAACAATCTATATGATAGCTAATAGCGGGTCGAGTGGGTATGACCTTACAATAGATGCTGACAGTACAGAAACAATTAATGGTGATTTAACTCAGACTGTTTCAGACGGTGAAGCTGTACAGATAATCTTTGAGACTACAGAAAACTGGAGGATATTTTAATGAGTGTGTGGAAACTTTTAACAGGTAGGTGGGGCTCCAGTGCTGGAGAAACTGATGAGGTAAGGATTGACGCTTCAACCAATTCACTACAAATAATAGATTATGCTCACCACGAAGTCCATAGCGGTAGTCATTACTACATACAAGGGTTTACAACGCTTGGTAATGACCCTGGAGTTGATGATATTCTACGTGTAATGTTAGTTACACCGAGCGGAACTAAGTGGACTCATTTACTATTTGATATTAAGAGCATAAAGGAGATGACCACTACATTTGATGAAGGTGCTACAGGCGGAATGACAGGTGGATTAAGAGTTACAATACACGCAAACAACAGAAATACTGGATGTCATGTGGGAATACATACTGGTGGTGATGGTGAATCTACTGTAATGACAGATTCTACAGCAGCATATACTATTGATGCACTTATAGGTTCTACTATATATAACTCAACCGATGGTTCAAGTGCTATTATAACTGATAATGATGCTACAACAATAACGGTTGATGCGTTGCTTGGTGGAACAGATAATGATTGGGATACTGACGATAAGTATGAGGTCAATGATTCTAAAATCATACTAACTTCTGGTGTTGCTGCAGCTACAACTTACGACCAAAGAATAGAGAACGATAGTTGGGGATTATCAGATAAGAAGTTAATTATTAGTGGTGGTAGTGCTAGGGGTGATGAGTTAATATTGAGAGCAAACACTACATATCTTAGAACATTTACATCTACAGCAGCAGATAATTTAGTACAATTTAGAGCAACATGGTACGAGCATACAGATAAACATTAAGGAGCCACAATGCCATACGATATAGTTTTATCAGAAGAAGCAACTAAGGAAGAAGCCGCTGTCTATGCAGTCAAGGAATATGAGACTGTCAAGGACAGGGACGACAAGGATGTAGAGGTTTACAAGAAGGGTGGACACGATTTTACCCGTGAACAGGTATTAAAGTTCAAGTCCAATGCAGAGGCTCAGATAGCTAAGTTTGATGCTTGGCTGGCTTCAATGGACACAATAGATGCAGTACAACTTAAGGAGGAAGAAGTATGAAGTATGAGCTAGGTGAACAGGATGTACAGGATTTGTTAGGCGTTCTTGACCAGGCTAATATCAAGGGATCCGGTGCTGAAGCATTGATAGCTCTTAAGAACAAACTTCGTAACCCCATCAAAGAAGAGAAGCCTAAAGTATAGGAGCTCCAGTGAGTACTGATTATATCGAGAGACCTGAGTTCAATGAATCAATAGAAAGAATCCATGATAGAGTAGAAGATATAAAAGAACGGACTATCAGGATCGAGGAAAGCTCTGAGAGGATAGAGAAGTTTGGTGATAGGATTGATAAACTTATGTTTGGGAACGGCAGGCCGGGGCTCATAGAGAGGGTAGGCAAACTCTTTGCTCATATAAAGACACAATACTTTTTAATAGGGACAATACTTATAGCGATTATCTCAGGGGCTGTGGCAGTATGGATGAAGAAATGATAAGAGGAGTTCAAATGGGATGTAAAGGCAAGTCTAAGGGTCGTGGTAAGGGTCGCAAGAAAGGTAAATAAGGAGACGCAGGCGGGTCTTGACAAAGTCTGCCAAGTCTTAAGGAGCTTAGGGGTAGCGCACCCTGATGCTAAGGCTCAATTAGACATATTAATAGAGTATGTAAAGAATCTAAAAGGGGGAGAAAATGGTAAAGATAGGTAGGTACATAGCAGATAACTTATATCAGATAGTCAATCTTATTGAAGCAGTCTTAAGGGTGGCGGCCTCGATTGTGCCACTGACTCCTTCTACTAAGGATGATGTGTTGGTGAACGGTCTTAAGAGTGGCTTTGGAAATATCAAGTCTTTTTTGTTAAAGATGGCAGACTAACCTTAAGAGGTAGGGCTGTCATGTTCATAATGAAGCACGGATGGTTAGCAACGTTTCTCATGAAACATATGGAGTTTGGGGAGTTTAGGACTCCCGCAGGCGAGAAGTATAAAGGATTTAGAGTTTCTTGGAGGTGGTAACTAATGGCATATACGTTTAAGGATTTACAGGACGAAGTTGCAAGAAGGGCAACAACAAATCAGGGCGGCACTACATTCAATGTGGCCGTGAAGAACCTTATTAATACATCACTATTTCGGCTGGCTAGGGAGGCAAAGTGGAGGGTGTTAAGGAGGGAGGCTACATTTGATACGGTGACATCTTACACTGAAGGTAGCGGAGGAGGGACGTTTACTAACGCCTCCAAGTCAGTTACTATGACCGGGGCGACACTCCTCACGGATGATGTTCAGCCCGGCCGGCTGGTAAGTCTATCAGGCTCTAATAAGGTATACACTATACTGACTATTACAGGGGAGACTACGTTCACTGTAGATATAAACTATGATGGGACAACCACGGCGGTTGGAACCTACAGTATCAAGCCTCAGCAGGTGTACAACGTCCCTATTCAGGCCAGCCATAAACTCTTCCTCTGGCACAGGGAGTACGGATATCCTATCCAGATAAGTTATACTACAGACCAGAACTTCTATGATAGAGGGATTGATGATAAGACTACTGGGATACCGGAAGCCTACCGCATGTGGGGAGCCGACATGATAGTCGAGCAGGTCAAGGAGGCATCGGTAATAACTATAGTGTCTTCATCGGCTAGTGATACCACCCAGGCAGTTACAGTCTTTGGGACGGTCTCAGGGGTCCCGGACTTTGAGAGTATCACTGTTAATGGCACTACAGCAGCAGCAGGCTCTAAGAGTTTCTCTAGTGTTGAGAGGGTTGTTAAGAGTGATAGTACGGTTGGCAGGATTACAGTAACAGCTAATACAGGGAATACAGGAGTGACAGTCATTCCTGTAGGGGATACCACAGCAGGTATCATGTATAGGAAGATACAGTTATGGCCTCTCCCTAACACAGTCTTCCCTATGCACGTGAGTTTCTATAAGGACCCATTTAGGTTGGTTAACGATAACGATGTCCATGAGATGGGCCAGGACTTTGATGAAGCGCTAATTCTGTTGGCAACAGCTAAGCTTAAATCTGAGCAGAACATCAAGGAAGGCACCAACTTCTTCACTATGTACAGGGATGAAGTTAAGAGTATAAGAAGGAAGAACATAGATAAGGTTGATTTCTTTCCGACTCTGTTCAGGGCTAAGGATAGCAGGGGCGGGTTTGGCCGGCTGGGGCAGCGGTTACATAGTAATCTACTTGTACGTCAGGTTGGCAGCTTCTTTGGCGGCAGGACTTTTAGATAGGAGAAGAGTATGGCAGGGATAAAATATACTACAAGGTCTGTACCAGTAAACCAACCACCATTCAGCGGGGGTCTTAACAGTGAGGCCGGCCCGTTTGGTGTCTTAGAGAACGAGAGTTCGGACCTCCAGAATGTAGATTTCGGGAAGTTCGGGAGTGTACAGCAGAGGAACGGGTATACGGCACTGAACACAACTGCTATAACTAATGACCCGGCTAGTGACGGTCTCCATTGGTATGAGTTCACCTCTGGGGCTACTACAGTCCGCAAGATTGTACAGCCGGCGGATTCTAAGCTCTACAAGATGGATGATCTGGATGGTACTTGGGATAATGTGACAGAAGATGGGACAGTTACATTTACGGGAACCGGGCTTGATGACGGGACTAGTGGGGGCACTTACACCGGTAATGGAGATATAGAGTATAAGGTTGTTATAGATTCAGAAGGTATACCAGACACGTTTGAATGGTTTAAAGATGGCGGAAGTGCTGAAGCAACAGGTGTGGCTATCACAGGGGCAGCCCAGACACTAGATAATGGTATGACTATTACCTTTGCTGCTACTACGGGGCATACAGATGATGACCAATGGGTGTTCCATCCTGAAACAGTCATCACAGCGGGGAATCACACTGATTTCCAGACATTCCTCAGTGAAGTCTATATGACTAATGGGAAAGATGTTCCTTGGTTATGGGACGGGTCAGGAGTAGCCTCTCTTATGGATGTCCCTGCTGGGCTGACTACCGCCTCTTATGTCAGAGAGTTTAACAACTACCTGTTCCTTGCTAATGTCACGGTCTCTGGGGCTACGCATAAGTCGAGGCTCTACTGGAGTAATATTAAGGATACAGGGACTTGGGTAGCCACGAACTTCATAGAGGTGGCTAAGGATGACGGGCAGGCAATCACGGGCATGAGGGTTCTAGGTGACAGGCTTGTTATCTTCAAAGAACGCAGTATCTATGTAGTCTACTATACCGGGGACGCAGACATACCTTTCATCCTCCCTGGCGGCGGTAAGACCAATTCACCTGTTGGTTGTATAGCACCGTTCTCTATACAGGAGGTAGACAACGGCCTCATCTTCCTTGCTTATGACGGACTCTACTACTTTGACGGGTTCAACGCCTTCAAGATCAGCGATAAGGTTACTAATACTTTCTTGGCTCTTAACCAGACAAGTTTGACACAGGCGAGGTCTCTGGCTTATAGGAAGAACACGACTTATATGCTCAGCGTGCCTAACGGCTCAGCCACAGAGAATGATACTATTATTAGTTGGAACTGGCTGTTGACGGCCTTCAGTGTGTACAAAGGTATTGCGGCCTCAGCTATGACAATCGTGTATGCCTCAGGTAGTGATGAGAGACCTTACTTCGGTGACTATGATGGGTTCACCTACCGTATGGACATAGGAGATAACGATTACATCCTTAATGTCAAGACAGCTATAGATTCCTACTACTATACTAACTGGAAACCGTTTGGAGACCTTATCTCAGTCAAGGCAACCCCTCAGGTAGTAATCTACTTTAGCATAGAGAACGGCACCATGACATTCGCATACTCCTTCGATCTCAATGAGGATGACCAGTATAGTTTGTCCTTTAGTACCGGGACTTCCGGGGATGTGTATGGAACGGGTGTATATGACACTGCTACCTACGCGGGTGCTGGGGGCGGAATAAGAAGGGTCGATCTTACGGGCCGGGGCCGTGCAGTACGGTTCAAGTTCGCTAATGCCCTTATTGATGAAACCTTTAAAGTACATGGCTTAGGTATGTTGCCATATGGGGAGACGGATGTATGAGTCAGGTTCCTGTTAAACTATCTAACTTTGTTGGGTTTGACCGTCAAGACCCAGAGGATTACGCTAGGTCTATTGATAGAGACCTTGCTAATATCACTGAGTACCTTAAGAGGTTCCCGCGGTTCTTTACACAGGCGACGCAGCCGACTATCTCTGATAATACGTTTGCCTTCTGGAAAGATTCAGATGATGATAAGTTTTACCTACTAGCTAATATCAGCGGGACAACAAAGAAGGTGGAGCTAATATGATAGACTATGATAAGTACGGGCACTGCATCAAGTGCGGGGATAAGCTTATAACTGAGAAGGTACTGGATGGCAAGGTAGAGATAGTTCTGAAACCCCTCTATGACACCAAGAGGTTTGAGTTGGATGACGGGTCTGTCATGAGGGTGGTCGTCTGTAAGGAGTGTCAAGATGTTGCGGATGACACTAAGGCTATTATGAAGAAGGTTGTGAAAGGTTGGAAGAAGGAAGTGGCTGGCCTGGACTGGCCTAAGGAAAAGAAGGATAAACATATGAAGAAGTATGGGAAGTTGAAGATAATCAAGGAGGTTAAACGTGGCAATAATAGTTAAGAACAATACTTTCTCGGCGGGGGCGGTCATAGTGGCCTCTGAGCACAATGCGAATTTTGATACTATCTATGCAGACTATAATGGGAATATAACTAATGCTAATGTAGCGGCGGCAGCGGCTATAGCGTTCAGTAAGCTGGCACTGTCTGATAACGTGGTGTTCACTGGAGATAACACTTTCGGGGGGACGACGGACTTCAATGATGAGGTGACTGCCAGGAAGATCACTCATGATGCTAACTATGGTACGCATTTTACGGAGGGTACAGCGCCGAGTACGGCGGCAAGTGAGGGGGCGCTTTATACTAAGGATACCAGTGGGCAGCCTGAACTGTTCTTCCGTGAGGAGTCTGATGGTGATGAGGTACAGTTAACTTCTGGCGGTTCTGTGCCAGCACCGGCTGGTAGTCAGGTTCAGATGGTTAATGCTCAGTATGTTACTTATCATTCAAGCACAACTGCTCTGCCAGATGATGATACAATTCCACAGAACGATGAAGGGGCTGAGATATTTACTCAAGCCATTACTCCCACAAATGCTAGTAACACTCTAAGGATAGATGCTATCTTGCAAGTAGCAGGAGGTACAAGAACTGTTGGTGTAGCATTATTTCAAGATACTACAGCAGGAGCTTTAGCGTGTGCGTTTCACCTAACAACAGCAACGCCTACACAAGTTTTAGCTTTTACCTACTTTATGACAGCAGGAACCGCAGCTGAAACCACCTTTAAACTTAGAGGCGGTACAGACAATGGGGCAGAGTTTAATGTTAATGGTACTGCTGCAACAAGATTGGGTGGTGGAGTTCTTACTTCAAGTATGACCATCACGGAGATAAAGGTATAATGAAGAAACCTAACATCCTCATAGGCATCCCAACCTTCGGCTGGAGAGACGAGTTCATAGTTCCCCTCCTACAGTTCTGGGGGGATTGCAATAGAGCCAGCCTTAAGGGTGAGTTCTCTATAAGCATCTGTAGGATGTATGGGAAGCCCTCTCATATCGCCGCAGGGGAGCTGGCGCAAGCGTCTGTCACAGGCGGCTTCACCCATCTCCTCCATATAGACAGTGATATATATAACCCTACACTTAAAGGGTTGAGGTTGTTGCTGGCGGCTGATAAGGATATCATTGGTTCCCCTATGTATATGAGCGCGTTTCCTTATGAGATATGTTCTAAGAGGAAGTTTGATGAAGGGTCTGACCTTACTAAGTTTGAATCTGATAAGGCTAACCTCTATATGGTGCCTCAACGAACCGGCATACAACCCGTTGACCTTATGGCTATGGGGTTCATGCTTATTAAGACTGAGGTGTTTAAAGGGCTTACGCAACCGTGGTTTCAGTCGGAGAGGTATATAGAGGGTGGTAAAATAACCTCCTATGAACCTGATGCCTTCTTCTTACAGAAAGTTAAGGATGAGCTGGGTATTTCTCCATACACCCACTTTGATGTGTGGTTAGACCATAGGGGAGTGAAGCCTTCTAATGTGAAGGCTCACTACGCACTAGGGCTTGCTAATGGCGGGAAACATAGACTACCTGACATGGATAAGAAGAGGAATAAGGAGAGGTTAGAGGCAGCCGCTAAGAGAGAGCGGGGAGAGGATGTTTAATGCAGTTAATGCGTTGGTTGAGAACTATCTGTCAGATAATGAGCCTTGGCATAAGACGAAGCTTTCTAGGAAATGCAGCATCGAGTACTTCGATAAGCTGCTCTCCTGCGGGCGCATCATTTACAGAGACGACGGGGAAAAGCTCGTTGGGTATGTTGAGTCCTGGCGGCTCTCTTACGACCAGTGGGGGCGGGTTGTCTGTAACGAAGGAATGTCAGCCTACATAGAAGGGGTATCCAGTGGACCTGTTTGCTATGTTGCTAATGCTTGGATTGATAAAGACTATAGGAGGACTGGAGTGTATAGGGAGTTGATGCAAGAGTTTTTCATACAGAACCATGATGCAGTTTATTATGTTGGTGAGGCGCGCCGTAAGAAGACGGCTCCCATCAAGGTGTTAACTAAGAAGGATGTACTAAGAAGATATGGAGGAGGAGTCTAATGGGCAAAGAACGTACTACCACTACAAACGAGAGTTCACAGAACCAATCACAGCAGGCTACAGCTACGCCGGCAGAGAAGGAATTACAGGATATTCAGTTAGGGCAAGCTAGGGAGTTTGACCCGTTCCAGAGGCAACTTAATGAAGTCTTTGGGAACCTTGCTTTGAATCTAGGTAAAGGGGAAGAGTTGCCTGGTTTCCTTAAACCGCTTAGTCAGGGGATATCGCCGGAGTTGACACAAGAGATTTCTCGGCAGGCAGTAGGGGATTTGCAGCCAAGTTTTCAGCAGAGTGGTATATTGGATTCTGGTGTTAACGCTGCTATCTCTGGGCAGGTTGCTGGGGATGTTAGGAGAGCTTCGGCTGAGTTTAACATAGGGAACTTGCAGAACTTGTTGAATCTGGCGTTGAGTGGTCAGGCGCAGGTGCAGTCGGGAAGCTTAGCACAGACAAGTATGCTTAGTGGTAGGTTGGCTGGACTGCGACCTATAACAAGTATGGGCAGCTTCTCTGGGCAACAGACTCAGCTTGGTATGAATCCGTTCCTTAAGAGCTTCCAGCAGTCAGCAGGTAGAACCTTGGGTGCGCCTAAGTTCAGTGCAGGCCCAGTATCAGTAGGAGGATAAGAATATGGCAAATGGTAATCAAGATTTATTACAATCACTCATAGCGGGTGGTACGAAAGGTATTATAAAAGGCGGCAGGGCTTTAGCGGATAACCCTGAGGCTCAACAGGCAGTAAGCTCTATCTTGCAGTCTATCTTACAGATGGCTCCTGGATTGAGTCAAGGTAAGCAGGTGTTTGATGCAGGGAAGACGGCTGTTTCAGACATTGGTGTAACTGCATTTAAGGCTGCTGGGGAAGAGATTAATCCTATGCAGTCTATTATACAGAATGATCCTGTGTTATCTGCTCAGCAGAAAGAACTGGAGAAACTTGGTAAGCAACAAGTCACTGAGGCTGCAAGCCAGGGTGTTCCTCTTGAGAATATACAGAGTCAGTTGTTTGGCCAGGCACAGAGTAGAGCTGGTGCAGTTGCTCCTCAGAGAGGTCCTGGAAGTGGGGCTGCTGAGGGATTCATTCAAGCTGTTCAAGATCAAGGTGCTCCGCAGGGAGGCGGTCAGGCAGCAACTACTCCGGGACAGGCAGATGTCGTTGGAGGTGCTCCAGCAGCAGGACAGGCAGCGGCTCCTGAGCAACAAAGGGGTATCTTAGAGAATATACTTACGTTGGGCGGTATTATACAACAGCACCCATCTGATAGGCTCCAGGATGCACAGGCGGCACTCTTAGAGCAGCAGTTTTCAGGTAAGTCACCTATCCAATCAAAAGACTTATTGGATATCCAAAGCAAGTCTGTATTAGAAAGGTTTAAACAGGATAGGTTAGATCAGAGAGTAGTCCTTACGAAAACATTAGAGGACCAGGGTGTCGGTAATAAAGCAGCTATAATCTCTGGAGATATAACAGATGTCATGGCGGCATGGGAAGACGTTACTTTTAAAGGCAGGCTAGGCGGCCCGCTTGGAGGTGTATTTGCTTTCGGTGGCATAGAACGCGGGAAGAGGGATGCTTTTAAATCTTTAGCAACCACCTTATCTTTTAGTTTTGGTGAACACGTACTGGGTCAGAAAGGTAGAGCCTTTACTGATAATGAGAGAAAAGAAATACAGAAGAACATTATTGGTGCGACGCTGTCTCAGACTCAAGGTCAGTTCATAGGTAAGATGGACGCTATAATAAAGAAGGTTAATAGCCGGATGCCAAAAGGGTCTGAAGGGCTGCCTGATGCTAAGACGTTGTTTGCTTCGCTTAAGGCTGGAGCTCAGGCTTCGCAGCCTAATCCAGAAGTTCAGCAGAAGATTGATGCTATAAATGCAAGGTTAGAACAGTTGGGAGGCAAGTAAATGGCTAGTCTAGATGGTTTAACTAGAGAACAACTCATAGAGAGAAGAGACTTGTTGATGGAGAGGCAAGAGTTGGAGAAGCAGTCAGCTCCTAAACCTACTGAAGCTACTCCTGACCAGTTCTTAACTGGTGAAGAGAGGCTTAAGACTGGGTTCAGGACTAACCCTGAGAAGTTCTTAGAGAGCCGGAGAGAAGAGTTAGGGCTCGCCTCAGGCACACCATTAGAACCTACGGGGTTCAACTTTGAAAACTTTAAGGATTTACCTAAGGATATAGTTGATGCTATAGGGCCAGCGTTTCCTGCTATGGGGCAACTCTTTGGCAGCGGGGCCGGTCTTCTTCTTAGCGGCGGGGCTACTGTTGGTACTGGTGGCGCTGCGGCTCCCACCATACCAGGTGCGGCTATTGCTGGAGGAATTATCGGGTCCGGTGCAGGTGAAGCTGCTCGTCAAGCCGTAGGGGAAGTTCTCTTTGGTTTTGAGCAGGGAACACTTAGTGAGAGAGCCGGGAAGATAGCACTTGAAACAGCTTTCGGTGCAGCAGGGGAAGGGTTGGCTGTAGGATTGAATGCTGCTATACGTGTTACTAAGGGCGGTATAGTTAAGGCTGCTAATAATCTGTTAAAGAAAGGTACTACTGATACAGCGGTTAAAGCTTTCGGTAAGATAGCCCGCAATGTTGGGGCAGATGAGATAGGGTTTGCATTGAAGGAGTTGAGGGCCGGGAACAAGTCTGTCCTCTCTAAAGCTATGGGGTCTCCTGAGTTTGCAGATACCTTTTCTAATAAACTCTTCTTCGGGAAGTCAGATAACTTAGCTCAACATATACATAGTTTAACTCGTAATCCTGCATCTAAGGAACCATTAAAAACATTCTTTAAGAATAACCTTGGGCTACCGGAAGATGTGTTTGACACATTCGTTGCTAAAGGCGGCAAGATAAATGCTAAGAGCGGCCCTGAATCTGTCCTTGAACTCGGTAAGAAGGTTGTAGGCAGGCTTGATGGGATGTTCGATGATATGGGTAAGAGGCTAGGGATAGCAAGGAATAACCTTGTTAAGAAAGCCGGGGGTGTAGATGTTACTGAAGCCGTAACTGCTGTGAACCAAGGTTTAGCTAATGACCTCTCTAATGTAGGGTTTCTGCTTAATGAAGGAGGCGGGTTCTATTCTTTAAATCCTGCTTTTAAACCTACAACAGCGACGGGTAAAGCTCAGGAACGTATCTTTAAGGACCTTGTTGAAACTTTCTTTGGAAGACCGAGCCAAGCCGTTAAGTCTGGGCAGACCTTTGATGCGGCGGACTTCGCTAAGGTTTCGGGGCTGAATAAGAAGGACCTGTTTAATGTAAGTAATAAGATAGACTTCAAAGAGTTTGCTAGTAAGCTTAAGATTAAAGATGTGCAGATTTCTGGTAATGAGTTTAAGAGTATAGGGAAGTTGTCGCCGCAGTTGACAGAGACACTTAGGGGACTAAGAGAGATAACGAACCTTGTTGACGATCAGGTTGGCGGTACGGGAGTAAGAACTCTTAATGATGCGTTCAGGGAACTCGCAGAGGGCGCTACTCCTATTAGGCAGGGAAGTAAGCTTAAGAATACGGAGGCTATAGAGAGGGTGCTTAATAAGTTCTCTTCTCCTAAGAGCAGTGGTGCTACCGCTGAGTCCGGGGATGCTTTCAATGCTTTCATTAAGAAGAGTTTAGGAATTGATATACTTGATGAGCTGGGGGATTTTAAGGCCGCCCAGGTTGCTAAGTTCTTTGATAGTAAGCAGAATTCTATATCACAGAGAAGACAGTTAGCGTCGGTGTTGAAGAACGCTTTCAATGAGAATAACAGGATAACTCTTGGGGCATGGGAGAATGAAGTTGATATCTTTTTACCTAAGGATTTAAGGATTGCCCTTAATGCTAGGAGGCATACAACTGCTGAGGCGTTGACTAGAGATGCTGTGTCTTTACTTAAGGCCAGGTTTTTTGGTAACGCTGTTCCTGTAGGGCCTTTGACTAAGCCTGCGTTTGGAGCGCTTATAGGTAGCGGCCTTGGTGGTCCTGCTGGCGCTGTTGCTGGGCTTGGAGCTGGATTTGCTGCACAGAGCCCTGGTCTACTTAAAGGATTGCTTCAAGGCGCTGCCAATGTTGGTGGTAAACAGATACCTAATACCGCAGCTAGACAGATTCCTAGAGAGGCAGTTATTGGAGGAGTGCAGGCTCTAAAAGGTGCTCTCTCAAAGCAGAATAACTAATAGTCATACATGCTGAATATAGCTACTATTATGATTAGTAATAGCCACCACGGGATGAACATTAGAACTCCTTATCTACAAGACTGTCAAAGTTTAGGTAACTAGCCAGGGCCTCTTGCCCGAACTTTTCTCTTATTCCCTCAAGGATGTCACCATATAAGGTGGCATCTCTTTCCTTTAGGTGGCTTACTATAAGGCATTTCATTGAGAGGTAGGTCTCGGCCTGGTGTTCACTGAATAAGATATCTTTCTGCTCCTTAGTTATCATCATCTGATGTCCAAGTATAAGATACCCGTGTTCTTTGTCCTGCAAACCTTATACTGAGCCCGGAAACATTTTATCATCTCATCAGCCCGGTCAGCCAAGGTGTAGTTATAGTAGCCCTCTGCCGCCTTGTACTCGTTGAACAGAACCTCCCTGAGAATGCTTGCTACGAAGTCTAGCTTTGTTTCTTGCATGACTTTCCCCTTTCTTCTATTATTAAATAACAGGCTTTGTTAGTAGCGCAGAATAGTTTGTTCCCAATCGTTGTAATACCTATAATTATCTCACCCTTAGAAACCTTAGCTATCTTTGTCCATGACGTAGCATTAGGCTTCCTGTGGTTTAGTTCTTACATGGTTCCTCCTTCCATTCTTTACCATCCCATGCCTTCTGATACTTTTCCTTCATAACAAACGCCAGCCAGAGTTGTTCCATAGAATTAAATTCTGGGCGATTTGCGTCTTGGTAGTACCATAAAAAGTCACTAAAAACACCTTCCCAAATTTTAATTTTTGGTAGTAATAACATTCCCTGTAATTGGTCTTGTCTAGGAAGCCATATGTTTTTTATTCCGTATGTTCTTTTTCGTATACCACAAATAAATACTTCCTTTAATTCGCTATCGTAATAGTAGTCTTCTTGACTCCATGCATTCGATAGTTGTATCTCCATAGCCTTCTCGCACATCAACACATATTCTTTACTCGTGTCCATCTGCGCCCTCCTCTTTCGCTTTAAAATACTTTACTTTCCCCCCGCTCTTAACCACCTTGCCCTCGGCCCCTAAGGACCCCAGCACCTGGTACAACTTCGTCCTGCCTATCCCCGACTTCCTCCTTATCTCCTCCTGGTTCATCTCCTTATCCCACTTCAGCATCTTGGCGTACAACTCATCCTTTTCCCTGTCGTTGTTGTCGACTGATATGAAGTAGAGCGGGTCGGGCTCTTTAAGTCTTATACGGAAATCCTTGATGATCTCCCCGCTGCGCTGGGTGTCGCATCTGACATAGCGGTCCAATGGTGCATTCTCCTTCTTAATGAACTCCAACCGAATACAATGGTCCACCACGCTCAGTAGGAACTGGCTCCCATAAGAATCATCATCAGTAGTCTGGTAAGCGTTCCCGTCATGGTCCTTAGCCATCTTCTTAGTGTGATGGATGACTACCAGGGCGGCGTTCAGGCTCTCAGAAAATTCTCTCACTATTCCATTAAAATCATTGACAACGTCATCATTCTTCAGGCTGCCGGCTATAGCCATATAGAGGGAGTCAACTACTATGACTTTTGGCGGGTCCTCCTTGAAGATATTCTTGATTTCTTCCAGCGCCTCCTTGCCTCTCTCTGTGTTGAACTTGAAGGACGGCGACCAGACAAGACTAAGGTTCTTCTTCACTGTAGGGATGCTGGTAGCCAGCCTTATAAACCTCTTGCGGATTCCTTGTTCCTTGCCCTCCGTCGCTATATAGAGAACTTTCACTGCCTTGGGCGTATCAAAGGTATCAAGGAACGGGGTGCCGCTTGAAAGGCTGCAACAAATCTGCATGGTCAGTACTGACTTCGTTATCTTTGGCGGCCCTATAATCATCACGTGGTCTCTCTCATACAGCAACCCTTCTATCAGGGCTTTGGGCTCATCCTCCTCAGATATATTGAATATCTGTTCCCCTTTGTATACCTTGTAATATGTCATGAGTATCTATTCCCTTGTGGGTTATCATGTCGTCTCCTACTTCTTCTTTATCTTCTCTATAGCCGCGTACCCTATAGAAGCATACGTGTTTACTATAAACCTGCTCATCTCATAGCGGGCAGTCAACTCATTCCCGCTAAAACAATAGAACGGGACATCGTATTTCCTCCAGATAGTATGCAACTGCTTAAGAATGCTGGTGCCCCGCCTGTTGGAATGCTCGATGCCGTCCTCTATGATGGAGATGGACCCTTCAATCAGTATGATTAGTTCTATGCCTAAGTCTTTGGCTTTGGTGAGCTCTCTGCGGAATCGTTCGTAGCCGCCCGTCATGGTACCGAACAGGTCCGGCACACTTTTCCTTTCAAAGAGGAGGGGGCATTCGTAGCCTTGCTTGAACCGGCACCCGTAGTCGCCAACCGGCAGGGCCGCGACTTCGACGCTGTCAACTAAAGGGTCACTGAATCCAAGCGGTTTCTGCTCTCTGCTATCTGTAATGATTATGATGGTGGACCTTTCTGGTTGGATGGTTTGAGTGCCTGGTTATCCTCCGCCCTCCGGGCTACGGATGCTCCGCTAGGCCCTACGGGCCTGAAAGCAAAAGAAGCAAAAGCGCCTATAAAGGAAAAGAGTATTAGTACTGCAAGGCTTAGTCCGCCTACCCTGGCTTTTCGTAAGTACCGCAGGCAGTTTAGACGCGTGCCCAGGCGTTAGGTCGCCAGACCACTCTAGAATGGCGTAGAACTTGAAGACTTATCTGTCCCCTTGACCCCCTTGACATCGAACTCGGCTACGAGCTTGCTGACCTGCACGCGGTCTCCCTCAGCCCGGTCCTTCGGCTGGAAATGATAAGCCCGAATCTTCACCATCTTATCCTTCAGCAGCGTCAGAGACGGGTCCAACGTCTCATTGCTCTCGAAGTTCAGGATGTCCAGCAGGCCGGCGGTGAACATGTCATCCCGCATCTTCTTGATCCCCTTCTCGTCGTTCTGGTAGGACTTCTTGAGGAACCTGTTATCCCCCTTGTCGCCCTCGACCGTCACCTTGACCTGCGTGTTCAATGCGTAGAAGTCATAAGGTGTGCCGTCCTTCTTTGACTCACCCGTTACGCGCTCCAGGCTGTCGATCTTGCATTCATACGCGCCTTTGATAGGTGCGAACTCGTTCTTATCTACTATCTTCTCTGGTGCTACTCCGTCTAAGAAACTAAAGTTTCCCATGGTGTTACCCTCCTAGTTTATGGCTTCGCTCCGCCATTGGTTGACCTACAATCATTACTCAAAGAACCCCCTGAACTCCTTATAGTTAGCTACATCATCATTCTCCCACTTGATCACCTCCGGCAACATCCCACCCCGACTCTTCGCCTCCCTCGATTCAGTCGGCTTTGTAAACACTGTCCTATTCAGTACCTCCCCCATCATGGTAGCCTGCACATGAAGGGTATGGTCGCTCCAAGCCAGTATATCCCCGCCCAGCTTCCCGCCAATAGAGATAGTATTCTTATTGAAACTCTTACCATCCTTAATCCTGATCGTCTTGTTCTCCAGATGCCCCACCAATGCCACAGCACAAGGCAGGCTCTCAAAGGCAGTCAACAACGCCTTCAGCTTAATCCTCCGCCTATCCCAGCCGCCCCCCTCCGGGATATCAAACAAGGTATGGATATCATCAGCCTTCTTAGTGAAGAACGCCTTAGCCTCCGCCACCACCTCATCAGTAATGAAGTCCACCACCTTATCCAGCGTATCAACCACCACTATAGAGTAAGGGAACTCCCCTGTGTCGGCTTTCTCCCTCAACAAGGCGTATATCTCCCTCACATCATTGATGTTCCTAGCGGGCATCTTGAACAAGTCATAAGCATTCAAGCCGGCCTCAGCCTCAATGAAGAAGGCATTCGCGTCCTGGGCAAAGAAGCCGGACTTCCCGATCCCACTAGACCCTATCATAATCAGCTTCTGGTCATCAAACCTTCTATTAATCCCACTCTTACTCTCCGGTAACTGTTTCTTAGCTGCCATCAGTCCCCCCACCTTTCTTCTTACCTTCCTTCTTCTCCTTCTTATTCATATCAGCCGCCACTGCCAGCTCGCTCAGGTTCTTCAGATACGTAGTAAGGCTCAGCACCCTACACGTCCCCTCCACCCACAGCATACACTCATGGCTATCACAAGGCCGCCCCAACCATGGACATCTCTTATTTCCCATCATCACCCTCCTTCTTATCTACCTTCTCTACATCAACACTATGCCAGCTCCCTGCTGAATAGACCTTCACTGGAGGCCCCTCAATACCTTCCTCTATTATGAGACACCCATCCCATATATGATAAGACCCCCCTACAACCACTTCCTCCCTCTGTGTACTCTTCTTAACTATGAAGTTAAGCATCATCCTCCTCCTCCCTAGAACGGCCTACCCTCACCGTCCTCTTCACATTTCTCGGCAAACCCACAGAACTTGCACTCATGCCCATAGTACAACCTCGGCCACTTAGGAGGAGGCACACCCTCCGCCCAAGCCTTCCTCAAAGTCCCCAGCTCAGCCTCAACATCATCCCTGAACTCATCAACCCCAAGCTCAAACTCCTTGATCTGGCCGCCACACCTATCTATATATATAAGTATTAGTCTAGAGGCCCCCTTCTCAATCGCATAGAACCCCCCCTGCAATACATGCTCCTTCTTAGGTTCCTTTATAGCCTTGAACTTCTTACAGTCCGTAGACTTGATCTCAACCACAGCATCAGCCACCTCAAGGTCAACATAAGCCAACACATCCTCTATGTTAATACAACTCTCAACAATACAAGCCTCCTGCTTACTCACAGCAGTTTGTACCACCTCATGCAACGCAATCCCTACATCCATTTGGAGGGAGCCCCCACCGGAAGAACCCCCCATTCTCGCATAGTACTGCTTCCTGAAACAACTCCCAAACAGGCTGGGCTTGAACTTCCCGGACCCAACCCTTAACTTAGCCACAACACCCTTATCTCTATAGTACTTCTCAACCAGCTCCTTTATCATATACCCCGCGCCCCCTCTGTACAAACCCTCTTAGTCTGCTGATACTTAAACCTCAACTCATCAGAGGCTATAGCCCCCTCTGTAGTCCTGTAATACCGCCTCTCCCTGAAATCCTTCTCCCCATAAACCGTCTTCCTGATCCTTCTTGCTTTAGTACCTCTCATAAGACTCCTTTCATGCCCCACCACCCGACTGCAATCACACCACATAACTGCCTTGACCCCACGCCAAGAGGGTGGTGAAGGTTAAGCGGTAGGTCTCAGGGACTCGCACCCCGTGTTCTTATGCTCCCTCTCAAAGTTACCGCCATTTCTTTGAGCCATGACCTAAACTTTTATCAAAGAACCTACTTACTAAACCAAGCTATTGCTAGCCATATTATGAACCCAGTATGGAATAGCACCTGGTACATTATCCAACTCTCTAATACGCTATGCCAATTTATCACTCCCACGCTCCCTTCTTCTTCATACATCCTCCTCTACAAAACAACTATCACATTTCCTGGGATACCCACAAGCATCCCCTATATACTCTCCGCACTCCTCACAAAATATACCATCTATAACTCTATCTGCCATTTCACCCATCATTCCTCCCACAAGTTTACCTTCTTCCACTTCTCACCCTCTACCACAGACTGCCTTGCAAAGTAAGCCGCGCTCTCTACCCTCATAACCTTTGAGAACCAGGCCCATTCGCTTTTAATTTTCTTCTTATCTTTGACGTATTGCCTACACACCCCTATAACAACCTCATCCGGGAAGTTCTGATCCTTGCCCCATTTGAGCTGTTTCTTCATCTTGTTTATAAGTTTATATATATTAAATCCCATGTCATAAATTTTAGACAGCAGCTCTGCTGCCTCTGGCTGTTCTTTCTCTACTCTACTCTCCTCTACCCTCTCTACTCTACTCTGGATGAGTGCTACCTTACCACTAACGTACTCCTCCCGTAGTTCCTTTGGAGGCTCTGGACATTTCTTCCTTGATAGGTGGTTTATAACCTGGTGTTTGAGTAAGGTTGGACACCATAACCATTTTTTGTTTTCTGAGACAAAAACAAAAAGGCGCCTTAGTTTTACTAACTCCTGGATTATTGATTCCACGTCCACATCTTCCTCAGGGAAGATCTGACCTTTGAGAGTGTGGATGTTATATGGCATTACGGCCGTCACATCATCCATGTGGCACCAACTCATAATATAGAAATACCTTGCTGGTATCGAGAGTTGCGCCATCTCCTGCTCAAAGGGAAGTTCAGGATCTATTTGTCGCTTGCGTGCCATTTTCCTTCTCCTCCAAAGTTAATAGTTCACCCATGTTACTCCACCAGCCCTAAAGCTTTAGCACTTTTTCTGCTGATTCGTACTGTCTTATTCTCAACAGTAACATCAACATCTTCGCTTTCACTTACATTTATCCCTGTTATCTCCTCAAAT